TATTTCATCTATTTTAGCTTGTATTTCTTTCTTTTCAACATTTAATTGAAATAATAGATTGCCTTTAAATCTACAGATTTCTTCTGAATTGTTAAAAAGTATTATTGTCGGTAAAACTTCAATGTTATATTTCGTCTGTAGTGTTGTACTTACTCCAATGTCAGCTCTCGCTTTATTGCAATTTTCCAAGTCTTTTAAAAAACTACAGGAATTTTTGTCGTTCCACTTTGCCCAAAACTCAACTACTACTATGCCGTTTACTTTTGTAATCTTATCTAACTCTGAGGCACTAGTAATTTTACTTTGACTAATGGATTGTCCTACCGACAATAATAATATATATATTAAAAATCTCATTTTAATTGATAAACTCTTTCCTCAATCTTTTCTACTGTGTTTTCCATTTTGTTAAGTTTGTCTGCGTTAGCTATAACTGTTTTACTAATTAACTCTAGCTTTAAATCTAGTTCAGACCTGCTTATTTCTGATTCAGGTAAACGTTTAGCTAGTTCTATTTCATTACTTAAAACATAATATTGACCAACAAAGCTACTTACTAAAACTATAATAGCTATAATTGTTTTAATGTTAAGTTGGAGTTTAGTATTTTCAGAGATTTCAGTCGCCATTGTTACTTCATATTACAAGATTTATCCGCTAATCCCTGACCAATAATTAAAGCTACTCCTACAACTAACAAGCTATTCATTTTTGTAGCACTTATTCCCAAGTCTTCTGAAAACATTATAACCATAAGTATAGAAAATCCATACCAAAACTTACGACTTTTTATAATTTTATTTATTACTTCTTTCATGTTATTTTATTTTAAAATTTATTTTTCCATTCTGTATATATAACCCCTGACGTCTATATATTTCTTTTCCCTCAATGTTATATATTTTATTTTTATTTTCCTTTTTTTCCGAGATCTGCAAAATACTTAAATTTTCACACGGCAAACCTGTAACGCAATCTATAAACTCAGTTACATATAAACTATCTATAGTATTAATGTATAAAGTATCTATTATATTTACGTAAACAGTATCAGTTATAAATATAGTATCGTTAATATTGTATATATCACAGTCTGCTAAAGTAGTAGGAACGGCACTGTCCTCATCTGCGGCGTTGACACAATCTGCCCAACCGTCATTAAGATAAAACAATCCGTCTAAACCGTTAGGGACGCAACCATTCGGCGAGTATTGAGTCCAATTAGACTCGTCATCTCCACAATAAAAGCCGTTTTGCTCTACGCATAACTCGCAATTTGTTTGACTAAAGCTAAAACTAAATACAAATAATAATAAAAATTTCTTCATAACTAAAATATTAAATAATTAAACCCTAATTTACACTCGTATATAGGTTTTTCCCAATAGCGTAAATAAGTACCCTCTAAAAATATACCTAAAGACTTTGTAATTTTCCAACCTGTAACTATTCCTAGGTCAAAATCTATAGGCGTATTATCATACTCATAACTATACTCGCTTAAACCGTAGTTATAAGGTAAAATATTAACCCAACTTAAAAGCCAGAAATTATTACTATACTGATAGTAAGAAGCTCCTAATACCGCAGAAAGCTCGTAGACGTCGCCTAGAGCGTTTAATTCGTTTCTGTTATATTCTGCTATAGCCGAGCCGAAATAGTGCTTAAAAAACTCGTCGTTTGACGTTGCTAATAATTCTCCGTCTTTAAACCAATGAAAGCGACCATTTACAAACTGATTAGAATATCCAAAATCTGCGGCTAAATCAAAAAAACTCTGCTCTCCTACTTCCCAAGTATCCTCTATAGGGTTTATATGGTATACAGGGTGGCTTCTTCCGCAAATTCCTATAGTAAAATCCCAACGTCCCTTATTAATTCTGTGTCTTGTATCAAATGACGTGAATTGTAAATCCCTATACTCATCTTTTTTTACTTGTATTTTTGTTACTCCTTTACTACCTAAATATCTAAGCCAAAAATCTGAGTTAATAAATTTTTCAGAACGATTACGTATAAAAGCGTAATTAAGTAAATACTCCCAACCAATAGAATTACCGATAAGAGTATTATCGCTATAAGTTTGCTCATCAGTTCCTGTATACCAAGTACGCTTTTTTTGTTCAAAGTCGTATCTTGCAACCTTTCTAATCCCAATTTGGAAAGAATAGTCATAATCATTAATTTGAGTTGTTTCTTCATATCCTTTATTTTCAGCTCTAAAGTCTTGTACTTCTGTCATAGACGTATTTACATTCATTGAAGTATAAAATGTAGCGTACTTAAAAAATTGAGCGTTACATGTGCCTAATCCTAATACTAATATTATTAAAAAAGCGTATATATATTTTGTAGATTCCATATTATAATTTAACTACTTTATAAGTTACATAAACATCTAAAGAATCTGTTGCAGTTGGAGATACCGAGCCTGTAGCATAAAGATAAAGTTTTTGATTTTCTATTGAAGTAGAACTCAATCCTTTCATTGAGCCAAAAGTTTGTCCAAATTCAAACCATTGTCCTACATAGGTTGGACTATCAGGCCAAAATCTAGTCTCCGCCCAAAAATAAGTAGTACTATTATTTACATAACCTACTTTCATACCCATTGAAGCAGTATTAGGACTTGCTCCCGGTGTATGTTTTACTAAAACACTAAAAGGAACAATCATAAATCCTGCTCCGGGTAAGTCGACTATTGTTGCTCCGCTTGTAGGTAAAGCTTTAAACTCAGTATTATTTATACTGACTTTGTCAGTAATGTTAAATAATTTAGGTGTAAAAAATTTAGAAGTACCCTGAGAAGATGAAGTAGTATCTGAAGCGTCAACTACATGTAATTTATCAGTAGTAGCTAAATTATCGGTTAGTTCTGTTTTGTCTGTTAGTCTTTGTCCCGCCATTATTTAGATAGGTTTTAAGTTTTTTAATATTAATTTTACGCTCTTTAAGCTTTTTTTTTGTTTGCATTTATTAACAATCTACTATAGTTACTCCTGCTTTTCTTAAAATAGCACTCATACGCTCGTTATCAGGAGAAACGTCTAAGTTTAAGCCTGCGTAATAGTTAGCCGTTGTAGGAGAAAGGTCTGCTCCTGTATTGCTAGAGTATTCAGGAAAGCTAGAAGTATTATTGCTTATATATTCTATTAATCTTTCTCTTAAAAATTCTCCATGGTCAATACTTGCGTTTATTATAGGCTTTAAATCATTATGACTTACACTAGAGCCGTTTTCTGTATTCATAGTTACAACTGAATTATTGACTAATCTTAAACGCAGGAACGGTAAAATAGTTGCGTAAGCAAATTGTACTAAAGCAGGTTGTATATAAGTCTGTAAAAGTGTTAAGTAATTACCTGATAAAGTAGTATTTCCTATATCAGAAATTATTTTATTATATAAATCTGTACCTAAAACAGGAAGTATATATCTTTCCTGAGCCATAAGTATATATGGTAAAAGTAAATCGTTATCTACACTTCCTCCAAGACTAGTGTCCATTTTTAATCTGTGCGTACTAATAAATAAAGTTCTTTGTATTCCCATTTTTAATATTTTTTATGACGGATACCGTCCCTGATTCGGCATATTTACAGGAGCAGTTTTAGCGTCGTCTAACCCTCTCGGATTTGGTTTATAAGTTTTAGGTATTGCCGATACATTTTTATAATCATTTATATTTTCAGAGTCTTTAGAAGCTTCTTTTTTTAGTTTGTATAGTACAACGCTCCAAGCGTGCCTACAATACAAACCTCCTTTAAATCTAAAAAGGTCGTAGGCTCTTCCTTTATGACCAAATTTACTATTTACTCCTGACCTACTAGCTTTATCTATGTCTTCTATTCTATAAACTATACCCCTAGAAGTTTTGCTCATCATTTGTTTACAAAAAGGACGAGATTTACTAGAGGATTTACTAGATTTTTTTATATACTTAAATCTAATTTTATAAAAAGACTTGTCTAAATAACTAAAGCCGCTAGGCTTTGAGTCTATTGTTCTAGCAAAGTCTTCTCTTTTTTGTATTTTTCTTTCTGCCCACTCTTCAAAAGTTTCATTCATAGTTTCATAGTCTCTTTCTTCTACAACTTCCCAATCTTTACCTACTTGCTCTCCTCCTAGATTGCTCATTACTTCGTCAAATTGCTCGTCTGAAAGCTCAGTAAGCTCTTCTACGTTTTCTATTTCTTTGACTTTCTTAGCCGCCCAAGATTGACCGGCGTCTCCTCCCCACAACGCCCAAGCTATACGACCTGCACTTGGAAAGCCGTCCTCTCCCGGCTCAAATCCCTCTCCTCCTTTGCTACTTTTTTCGTGTCTAGCAAAAAAACTATTCATTCTACGAATAGTTGAAATAGATAAATTTTGTCCGTTAGAAATTGTCCTCGCTCTAGCGACTCCTGTTTCAGTTCCTCCCCTGCCGTATTCTCTTCGCCATTCTAAACCTTTTTTAGCTTCTGCTATCATTCCTTTAGTTGGCTTAGTATCTATATCTTTTAAGTCTTTAAACTCTTTTTTTATTTCTTTACCTGTATCTATTCCCTCTTTTTCTTGTTCGTCCTCGTCTAATTTGCCTACGTTTTCTAAGTCTATAAAATCTGCGGGTTTAAGCGTTTTAAAGTATAAATCTAGGTTTATGTCATTTGCTCTTAAAACAGGCTTTAAACCGTTTAAAAGAGTGTTCTGCATTGGTTTGATTACAGAATTCATAAAAAGCGAAAATGAATCTCTCAACTCGTCTGCATTATTACCGAATCCCTGACCGTCTCCCTTAACTCCAAAAAGGAGTCCGCTAACTACTCTATGACCTGTCATAATTTTACGAGTAGTTTCCTGAGCTAGAAATTGATATTTTTCGGAATTGTCATTAGCATTTATAGGCACTATCTCAGGAGCGGTATCTTTACCGTCGTTAAAAGTAAGTAGTATTTTTCCTGCATTTCCTGACCCTCCGAATTTTTGGTTAATTTGTCTTTCTATTGTTTTTCTTTCTTCACGGCTTGGGATTCCGTTTGTCATTGAAATTGCAAGACTAGGGAACATACCGCTTTTTATGTTTGATAAGTGAAATTGTGCTACCTCCATATCTAACTGAATATAGCTAGTAGAACCCTGATAGTCAGGCGTACTATAGTAAAAACTACCCGGAGAATAATCTTTTATACATAAAATTTGACTAGCATTAGTTCTGTCTTTAGAATTAAAAGAATTGTATACTCTAGGTTTTTGTTTTCTAGGATTTGACCAATCGGGAGAGTAATAATATTGAGATATTTTTCCAAAAGAGTCGGCTTTTCCGCTTCTTATGTACTGAGCCGGAACGTGCCTAATTTCTACTATTTCCGTTCTAGGTCTATTCCAAATAGTATTCACGTAACACATTCCGAAAAGCTTTAAATCAAAAGCTAAGCATTTTAAGACGTCTTCATTTTTAGAAAGTAAGTTTTGTAATTTAAGCCAGTCTCCCTTTTTTACGTCGTCGTCGTCTTTGTCTGTAGCGTCTATACCCTCTCCGTAAATCATAGCGGCAACGCCTTTTATAATTGCATTATTTATACTACTACCGTTATATAATTCTATTAAATACTGAGGATATAAATTATCTACTCCAAACTCTATATAGTCTTTATGATTGTTTTCTACTATACTAGGCAGGTTATATTCTGCTAAGTGTACTACTGATATATTTTCTTTTTTTTTCATATTAATAACTTGGATACCATATTTCTATTCCATAAATAGCATTTTGTTTGTCTTCACTAGCTCCCGCAGGAACGCCTTTTGCAGAAGTTTCTATATTTACTAAATCATTATCAGTATATTCTGTATAAAAAGGTACTACGTTTCTAGTAAAAGGATACGTTGTACCAACATAGTCGGGAGTACATCTAACTTGAAAAGTCGTAGTTGCTCCTATTTCTGTCATTTGACTTTGTGTTAAATTATTAGTATCTTTATAAAAAAAAGTAACGTCGTAAATTTCAAAACTTGACTGTAGACAAACTTTTCCCGCTCTTTTTACAGACATTAAATCCTGTCCGTATACGCTTCCTCTATTTTCTAAGGCATTAGCTCCGTAACCGAATAAAACGTCTACTTGTATTAACCAATATCTATTATTGTATTCATATATAGGATTAGTAAAACTACCGGAAGCAGTAGGTATAGCCGTAACCATTCTAGTAAAGTTAGTTGTCCTGCCCTGAAATCTACAAAAAATAAAATTTCCGTTAAGTGTATCATTGTCTACGTGAGAGCCTAAAGGTATATACATCTTTAAGACTTGCGTAATAGCCATAGACGGATTCTTTGTCCAAGTTATACTATACATTATCGTAATTCCATATTAAATTATAATACTCATCTAAAAGTTTATTATATTCTTTATCGTCAGTTAATTTTTCTGCTTTTTCTATAAACTCTTGAAGTTTTTCTTCATTTGTAATAACTCCTTTTTTTTTAGTCATTGTCTAATTTTTCTCTATTTCCATTTTTCTTTTTTTTTGGTTTTGATTCTTCTATAAAATATCCATTTCTAACACTATCAGGCAAACCTTTTATAAACTTTTGCGATAATTCATTTAAAGGGATATTAAAATTAGGAACAGTTTTTCCGTCGTATTCTTTTTTTACTTTCCAAGCCATAGTTATATACTTTTATGTAAGTATAAATATTCTATAATTGTTCACAAATTGTGTATTTTATAAAAAATATTTTATAATTATAGTTTTTATATTAAATTTTTTTTATATATTTGGTTTATAATTAACCAATAAAAAATTAAAACAATGAAAAAAACACAAAAAATAAATTTATCTAACGATAAATCAATAATTGAATTTATTACTAAAAATGTTCCTCATCATTTGGAAGAATTAAATACAAATATTACTGAAATTAATGATGTTAAAACTGAATGTATAAATTTTCATTTTGAGAGTTCTTGTACAAATAATAAAGGTAAGCAACCAATAACTACTAAAGATTGGTTGAAAAAATTAAAATTAACTAAATTATTACCTATACAAGACAGAATAATTATTTCTCATAAGTCAATACCTGAAGTGGATAGCTTTAACATATTTATAGACTTTATACTAAATAAATAAAACAATGAAAAATATACAAATAAAAAAACAACGTAATAGAGTTTATACAGGACTAGCTATTGATATAGATGTCACAATAGGCAGTAATTTTTTCAATACAAGTATATATAATATACGAGGTTTATATAATACATTTACTAAGATAGCAAAACTTCGTATAGTAGAAATAGATTACCATAGATATAAAATGTCAGACGAATTAGACTTATCTATCTTTTGTAAAAAAAAGGGTTACGATTACGAAGAAATGTTAGACTATATAATAAATAATTTTAAACATAAAGTAGAATGTTAAATAAAAAAAGGGAGCAAATAAGCTCCCTTTCTTTTTGAGTAACGATTTATATAATTCTTATTACATTAAGACGCTACAATAGTTAAGTCTGCGTCTGCGTCTCCTAATCCGTCAAAAGGATAATCAGTTCCACTTCCCGCAGTTGGTTTAATCCAAATTAAAGGGTCTTTTTCCTCAGCTCTCATTTCTAAGGTAAAACCGCTCATATCTGCTTTAGCCGCTCCCGTAACAATAGTCCCTCCTGAAACGTCAACTCCATTATCCATTCCTAATAAAAATAGATTGTCGTTCATGTCCTGAACAAATACTTGACTTCTATTAAAACAAATTAATTTAAGTTCGTTAGTTTGAGCAACGCTAAGCTTTTGTAATTGTAAGCTTAGAGTTTGTTCAAAAAACGTAGTCCCTGTATTAGGGTCTGAATTTACGTTTACTGTCATAGAAGACAAGTTAGGACGTAAAGCATATTTGAAAACTGTTACTGTACTACCTGTCGGCGTACCATAAGCAGACCAACCTGTAAAACCGCAAGTGTCTATTTGCAGAGTATCAGTTCCGTTGAAAGTAGCTACTTGTCTAATTTCAGGAGAATAAGTAGAAACGATAAATATCGCTTTTAAGCCACCTATAGAGTCCTTACAATCGACGCCTAGTCCTTTAGTTAAAGTACAACTCATTTTTGTTTATTTTTTAATTATTAATTATTCCTTTAAAATAAAAGGGAGGTATTTCACTCCCTATTTATTATCCTGCATATAATACCATATCACTACCGAAAGCGTAATTAACTCCCGCGGTAAATCTCATAACAAGTCTAACATTGTCTGAGCCGTCTAAGTCTGTCATGTCTAACAATTTAACTTCGCTAGTAGAGCCGTCAGTACCGAAGAACATATTAGAACTTCTACCTGCGACCATAGTGTTGTCTGCTAGACCCGGAGCGTGTGCTAAAGTAACGCCGTTAAAGATTAAAGGTATATCACTTTGAGCATTGTAAAAATTAGCATAACCTGCATTAGCTTGCGACTGAACATAAAATCTTAAAGCACTAGTCGGCACCCAAATTTTTAAGTCTTCTTTACCATATACCGCCGACGGAATATCGTTTAATACTTTATTAAGTTCAGTTATAATATTACCAGAAGACAAAGTAGTAGCTCCTGTTACGTCGTTTACGTCTCCGTCTGCTAATAATAGTTTTCTGAATCCGTCAAACTGACCGTTTTCGTCAGTAGTTCCGTCCCAAATAGACTTTTCTATTTCTTCTGATACTTTAGCCGCAGTTTGTCCTATAATATAGTCTCCGAAAGCTTGCGGTACAGTACCGTTTAAGCCTGCCGTCATGTTTTCGCCCTCCCACGTAGCTAAATAATCTTTTTTACATAGTTGAACGTTTACGTCAAAGTCTCTAGGTTGTAATACTCTTTCTGCATAAGTCAAAGTACCTGAGTCAGTAAAGTCACAAGTAGCGTCCGCCATTAAGTTACCCGCAGTACCCGCCATAGTAATCTTTCTTAGATTAGCTTTGTATTTTACATTGTTTAAAATAGTAATGTTTTGCTCTGCTAATGTTTTTCCGCTAAGGAGTGCCGCCGAAATATATCCCGCCGCCGCTTCTCCTGCATAGTTAGAAGTCGTACTAGCCGCAAATTCATGTTTTTTAGAAATATTTTCTTTTTTCATTGTATTAAAAATTTAATTATTTATTGTTTATATAATAAGCTACTCTCTCCTTAGTAGATAGTTTAGCTAGATTAACTTTTTCTTTCTTGTTATTAGTTTCCGGAGAGTGTATAAATCCCTCTTCTGCCGGTAACTTTTCAAATTCGACTAATTTTTCTTTTAAGTGTTCTACTTCTTCAACTAAAGAAGTAATTAAGTCTTTACTCATCTCTACTTTTTCCTCTTCATTTTTCAGCTCTTCTGACTCTTCAACTTCGCTCATTTCTTCTTTATCGTCTTCTTCATACATTTTTTTCTCTATAGCGTCTACTCTATCTTTTAACTCTGCGTATAGTTTTTTCATGTCTTCCTCTTCTTCTTTCATCTCTTCTTTTTTTGCCTCTACTTCTTCCTCTACTTCCTCTTCTGCTTCTTCTTCTCCCAAGCTAGATATTTTAGATTCTGCGTCTATTCCTATTTTAGTTCCGTCTTCTAAAGTGTATTCTCCCTCTGCGACTGATTCAGTTTCTCCGTCGTCTCCTACAACGAAAACTACAGAGCCTACTGCAAACTTTTCGTCCTCAGTAGCTAAAACTCTTCCGTCGTCTAAAATCATTTCTGCATATAATTCCACTTTTTTAGTTTTATCTGTCGATAACAATGTTTTTATTTTTTCTAATGTAGTAGCCATTTTCTAATCTTTTTTTATAAATATTAAACTTAAATTATTGTTCACAGGACTACCTTTTTTTAGTCCTATTTTTTATAGCGGAACATATTTTAGCCGCCGTTTCTTTATTGCCGTATTCTTTAACCATGTCTCGAATACATTGTTCCCACGGATACTTAGCTAAAGCTTGATTATGTATAAACTCTGCGTATTTTACGCTTTTATATTTTTTACGTTTTTTCTTTTTGCCTTTTCCATTTTCTACGTATTCGTCTTTTGTAGCTTCTGCGTGGTCGTAACAAGCCATATATAATTTTTGACCGTTTACGTTATGAGTATGAAATCCTTTACACTTTTTAATAATATCTGCGTACAACTCCGCTTCTTCTTTTGTAGCAAATAAAGGCTCGCCGTCTAAAGCCGCTACTACTACTAATTCGTTTTCTAATATTATATCGGTTATTTTTGCTAATGTAACTTCGTCAGGACAATCCGTACACTCTTCCGCTAAATCTATTATATCTGTTTTCCGAGATCTGCTAATTTGTGCCTCTATTAATTTATCTGTAAAATATCCCTCTATACTAAACCCTTTTACTTTGCCCTGTTTTACTGATTCCCAAATTTCAGAATTTTCAATTTTCATTTTTACAAACCAAGTGCCTACGGGTAAATTTTTAAATCCGTAGCTAGTAGACTTATCATTTTTCTTGTCTTCCTTTATCCAACTCTCTACAACGCTTACGCCCTTTACCGGCACTTTATGTTCGTAAGTAGCATTATTGTTTCTTAGATTGCTCATAAATAGCTCCTGAGCTTTTTTAATTGTCTCTTTAGTAAAAAAAACTACAAACTCCTCGTTGTTTTCTTGGTCGTACCTAGGTATCTCTTTTTCAGGAATTAGTACCGCTCCTACTAAAGTCTTTTGCTCTTCGTCTAATTTTGCTAAACTTAAAAAATTGTCTTTATTAAAAAATATAAAGTTCTCTTCTATTGCAGGAAATTCTACTAAACTTATAGCCTCTACTCCAAATTTTTCGCTAAGCTCGTCTATTATTAATTCTACTTTTTTTATTTTTTTCTTTGTCATACTAATAAATATAATTCTTTAATATTTGTTTATAACGTTGCCTGTAAGTCTAAGTCTTCTTGTAAAGCTTGACTACCGCTTACGTCGCTTTCTACTACATAAGCTTGAATAGGAGGAGCGTCTGCCTGTATTGCTCCAAAAGTAACGCTAGCTTGTTGTCCTAAAGTTTCGTTATTGTCTTGTTCTATAACGTCGTCCTCTTCTAAATTAGGCTCAGGAGTATCTATAGTTTGATTCATAGCCGCACTAGCAGAAGCTATACCCGCTAATACAGAAGCTACCCCGGAAGCTATAGCCGCTAAGTTTGCCGGAAAAGTTAGTCCTGCTCCTGCCGCTACCGCTCCAGATATACCCCTAGCGGTATCTACTCCTATTTGTAATAAAGTAGCCGCTTTCTCTTTTCTAAGTTGATTCTCTTCTATTTTTTGTTTTCTTTTATTGTATTGGTCTTCTGTAATTAAACCTGCTTTTAGCTTTTTGTCTAGTTCGCTTATTTCTTTTTTTGCAGAAGTTGCCGAAAGAGATACTAAAGAATTAGCTAAACTTACTGCGGCGTCTAAAGCCATTTGTTGCCTAGCTTTCCTTTTTGCTTCTGCCTCTTCTTCGTATTGGTCTTCTAAGGCTTGTTGGTCTCTAAGCATACGTTCTTTTAAAGCTTTTCTTTCTTCTTCTCCTAATTCTTCTTGCTCTAATATTTTGGCGTACTTTTCTTCTATAGCAAAAAACTCTCTAGCAAAGTCTGAGAGTTGGTCTTCGTTAGCTAATCTTAAAGCGTCTTCGTTTATCTTTCTTATTCTATCTGCTTGTTTTTTTGCTTCGTCAGTTACCTTTTTATTGTAGGCTTCTATCATTTGTTTTTTCTTCTCATTGTAGAAGTCTAATAATTTCTGCTCGTCTTCTGAATACGCTCCCTGATTTCTTAAATCTTTTTCCCTGTTTTCTTGTAGTATTTTTAAATTTCTTTTCTGTGCCTTTAGATTCTCTCTATAGCCTGCTATGTCTTCTCTAATTTGGTTTTTTCTTGCTTCACTACTAGCTTTACCTAATTGCGAATAAAGCTTGCTAAGAGTGTTTTCTTGATTCTTAATAATTTTTTTAGTATCCTTAATATCGTCGTCAAATTCTGTCTTCCTTTTTCTTTTTCCTCGGCTTCTTATTTCGTTTATACTTTTATAAAAGTCCTCCTCCATACTTAACAAAGCGTCGTTATGTATTTCTTCGTCTGTTTTTTGTAGCTTACTACCGTATTTATCTAAAGCGTTAATCATTTCTTCAACGCTTTTTACTTCTTTTTTAATTGCAGTCCTAGACCTTTTAGACAAGTCGGCTTGTTCTCTTTTTAAAGCGTTTACGTTAGTAAGTTGCTCTGACCTTTGCCCTGTAATTCTCTCGTCTAACTCTGCTAGCATTGTTTCAGTTACTAATAAATCCTTTTTCAGCTCTAGATTATCTTTATCTGTCGCCAAAAGTTGCTTTTTTATTCGTATCATTTCCTCAATCTGAGCTTTTTCTGTAGCGTGTTGCTCGTCTAGTACCGCCGCTATTTGATTGTTAGCGTTTATTCTCTCTTCCATTGTTAAAGAAGTGTCGTCTCTGACTTGTCTTAATTGTTCTATTTGAGTTTGATACTGTAGTTTTATCTTTTCCATACCTGCGTCTAGTAACTCAAATTCATTTCTTTGACTTTGTAAAGATTTTGTCGCTCCGTCTGCTTCTCCTGATAAATTAAAAAACCCTAAAGTCAATGAGTCTACAACTTTCAAAGCCTCAAATATAATATCAACAACTACGCTTATTACCTTTCCTAGTGTATCCATGGCTCTAGCTACTAAGTCTTGTATTTTTGAGTTTTGCATTAAAACTTCTGTTAATTTACCTATAACTTTAGCTATTACTATTCCTATTCCTAAGCCTTTTAAAGCAGTACCTACCATTTTAAAGCCTTTACTAGTTGCAGTACTACTTTTACCTACGGCTTTAAGACTTTGAGAAGTTTTATCTAGTTCTTTGTTTGCTCCTTTCGTGTCTGCTATAATTTTAAAAATTTTCGTTATCATCTTTTAAAAACTCTTTTTAATTGTTTTGTTATTAATTTTATATCGTCTGTTAGTTCATTTTGTCCGTATACAAAATTCCATTCTTTGCCGTAAAATTCTTTTTGCGTTACGTTAGATAATATCGCTATTATGTAAAAACCTGACAAATTAATTTTAGTTTCTAGTTCCATATTAAATAATCTACATTCATAAATAAAATAGTATTTCCATTTTGAAATATTGCGTATTGATTCAAATTAGACTCTCCTATCATTACCGGCATACTAGTAATTTCTATATCTGCTACCCAAAAAACATTAGCAGACTGTCCTCCTGTTATTGTTGGACTCCATTTTTTACCTATAAAATTAGTCATGTTTATAGTAGGAGTATTAAACGCAGCGTCTTTTATTTGTTTTAAAAAAGTTCCTCCTGATGTCCCTACGAAGTCGTTAGTCTCTCCTCTAAAACTAATTACTATATCGTATTCAAAATAACCTATTCTATGATATAAAGTATAAGAAGAGGCATTTATTATTTTACCGTATAATTTAAGCTTAACATAACTAAAGTTAAAATTTTGAAAGTTTATTATATGGTCAGTTATATTTTTAAAGGTCAAAGTTTTAGCCGTAGAATTGTCAAAAGTAGAACATTCTGCATAATATTTAAAAGATTTACCTAAACCCTGAGAAGTAAGTATATTAAAGTTATCCTGTATAGTAGGCATAAGAGCAGGAGCAGAAATAGAGCCTGAGTTATTATTTGTTCCGGGAGGTACTGCTCCTACGTCTTCTTGTACGTTAGTAGTAACGTCAGTACCTACGCTTATAGAATAGCAATTACCTACTCCAGTAGTAGCGTTAGTTTGTATAAAAGTCCAATCGGGATTCACTTCTTCGCAACAAGAATTAGTAATAGTTGTACTTGCTCCTGTTTCTGCGTCTGTAAAAGTCATTAAACCGCTATTAGTAAAAGCAGGTATTGCTCCGCAGTCGTTAGTCAATTTTTCTAATACTTTTAAAAGCTTAACTTTTGTAGATTGATTTTTTCCTACGGCATATTTTTCAATACTTATAATTCTCCATAAAGTATTTTTTATATAATAAGTATTTTGAAATCCTGTACCTGCAAACTCTCTTATATCGCTAGGACTTAGGTTTAAATAACATTCCATAATTCTAGCTTCGTCGCTATATATTTCGTTTATATATTGACTCCAAAACAAATTATAATATCCTTTTTCTGTATAGTTTTGACCAAAAGGATTAAAAGTAAAACCTGTGTTAAAATTAGGACTATAAGCCGTCCAATTTAAAACCTTAGTAGTAGACGTTATACCTGTACTTAAATTATCTAAATCATACTGTAAGCATAGAGGAAATTTGTTTGCACTTCCATTGTTATCGTCTGAGGGATGAGCGTCTCCTGTTTGTTGATATTGATTACTGTATACATGGAAGCTATAATTGTTACCTGAATCTACGTTAGACCCCTGAACATTTATAGGAGTTCCGCTATAGTAAAATAATTTAGGTTTAAGGTCAGTTAATACTTTACCCTCTTCCCCCTCTTCTGCTCCAAAAAAATAAGCTAAAGCTACGTCGTTAGTAGGTATACTACCGTTTATAGTTCCGTTGTTAAAATATCCTATTCCCTGAGCTATGAAAGGCGAAAATATACTAAAATTTTTGAAAGTTTTTTTAGCAAACTCCGACAATTGTTCTTGTTGATATTTTCCGTAAACAGTATCGTATAATTTATTATAACGTTGATTTAAAATATCTTTGTCTAATAAGTCGCTATATACTAAAGTTTTAGCTTGTAGTTCGTTAGTAGATTTTATTACTTGTTCTTTAGATACATCTAGTTTATCCGTCCAATATTGCACGCTTCCCCCGTCTATAAAATCTTGATAAGGCTCTATTAGTAGTTTTTTTTCGTCGTCAGGGTCAGTCTGTATAATTAAGTTAAATCTATTTACTAAATCTTTTATAAAATCAGACTGCAAAATATCAGGCATATTGTGATACATAGAAACAAGTCCGTTTTCTCCTCCACTCATTAAAGTATTTTCTCCTCCCTGTATTGTTTCTATTGTAAAAGCAGTTACGCTAGGTTGAAAAAGTTGACCTGATATAGGAAATCCGCTTGCACTATATACCTCAAAACCTAAATAATATTTATATACGTTGCCCGGATAACAATTTAAGTTATGAATTTCCTCTATTGTATAAGTTCCCGGCGGATAGTTTATTTGATTAAAGTCAGGAGCATTTTCAAAAGGTAAATAAAAATGACTACTAACATCTACTGAGCCTATAGGCGAACCGGTAAAAGTAGTAGCAGGTATAGTAAAAGTTATAGTAGTTTTAACAGGAAATATACCCTGACTTAATATTACGTCGTCTCCGTCAAAATTAGACGGAAAAGTAATTGTAGGAGCAGCAGGTAAATTTCCTACGCTTTCCGTACTTAATCCGGCAGGAGATACACTAAAAATACCATTAGGGTCAAAACTTTCAGTAAAACTTGTAAAATCTCTATATTGTAATAAGTTCCAATTAGTATAAGGAGGAGGCGAGCTTACATCAAACCACTCTGTAGGTAAAAGAGTAGTTGTAAAATTATCTAAAGTTGCAGAAAACCCTATAAAAGGCTCTTCGCTTCCCTCTACTGTGTTAAATATAGTTTGAGTCCTAGTAAATTGATTTGCTAAAGTCATAAACATACGACTAAAATATCCTGTGTCGCTTTGCGTGTCTCCGTCTAACCCTAGAAATGTACTTTTAACGCTATATCCTGCTTTCTGAGCGATTATTTTAACTAATCTTTGTAAACGTATAGCAGGCTTTAAATCGCCTGTTCTAACCGCTCCGTAGTATTCTAAAGCGTTTTGACTTGCGTTAGCGTAATCGTCAGGACTCCAAAATATAGCGGAAGAATAAGGGTTAGTAGTATGACCATAGTCTATAACGGGATACATTACGTCCTTATCGTTTCCCCCTCCTGCTAATACTAAACCTGTTCCGCTTGCTCCATTGTCCCAACTTTTAACAATATTAGAAGCGGTATAAAAATGAGCCATTTGCCCGTCTATTATTTCTACATCAGGGTCAGAATTTGACGTAGTTGTAAAAGCGTCTCTTAATTTTTTTGCTTTTATGTCTGTAAAAAAGTCTGCCGTTTGCCCAAATAAAGCTACTTCGTAAACTCTGGCGTTTAAATATATTGCTTTTAGTTGTATAAATCCTTTTAATTGTGGAATACTGTCAACGTATAAAATAGCGTTAAATTTTTGCTTTGTGTTATATACTAAACTACTTAGATTTACTTCAAAAAAGTTTTCAAAAAATTGATTATTGTTATTAGTAAAAGGTAACTTTATAGTTTGAGAAAAACTAGCTTTTCTTTTATCAGGTTCTTTTAAATTAACCCAATTATAATTAGCTACAACGTTAGGAGATTGCGTTAAATCTAACTCAAATTGAGTCAAATCGTTTGTTCCTACCGTATTGTCAGCTCTCCTGTATGCAACTAATCTTATATCCATTTAACTATTAGTATTTATTTTATTAGCGTGTTCTAAATTAACTATATATTGTATTTTAATTTTATTATTTACGCTTGTTTTTTTTATGTAAGATTTGTCTTTTATTACTACGGGTATTATAGAAAAATCGTCGTTTATTATATGAACGTTAGTAGACGTAAATAATTCCTCTAACCAAATAGCCTCTTCTTCATTTAAAAAATCCGTGTTTACTACAGTACTTTTAGTTGCTTTTGTATATATAGTTTTCTTTCCCCTATTCCAATTTTCATAACTATAAGTAGCATTATCCCAAGTTCCCGGTACTCTTTCCATTTGCGAAGACGTAAAGTCTATTTTTTCCTGAGACTTTCCTCTAAAATTCATATAGTCCCAAGTACCTAATCTATTTCGCCAAGCTAGCCTAATATTATCGTATCTAGTGCAACTCTGATGTCTGTCGTCAGGAGTATTATTACCGCTTATAGTTTGTCCGTACCTATAAAAATAGTAAGTAGTTGTAACGGCATTTCCGGCGGAGTCTGCTCCAAATACGCCATAGTACGCCCAACCGTTATTACTACCGTTACTAGGTTTTAAAGATGACTTTACTGTTTGAGTTTCTAAGTTTTTAGTACCGCAACCAAAAAACAAAAAACTATTTTTAACGTCGTCGGCAGTAGCTATTCCTCCTGCGGTTAATTGATTAGTAAAATAGTCTATATTTAATTCTACTCCATTATTATCATAATAAGCAACGTATATTCTTTTTATAAAATCTATATTGCTATCAGTAATTAAAGTACCCTCCATAGGAAAACCTAAAGTTAACAAATCTTTATTATCTGCACTTGTACTAGAGCCTCTTACAAATTGTTTATAAGGAGAATTAGTAAAGAATTTCCTAGAACTTGTTTTAGGTAAAAAAGTCTTTAGAGGATAATTACCTCCCAATACGTCTAAGCCTCCGTCGTCTGTATCTATTTGTATAAAAGGAGTGCCTGCCGGTACGCTTTCGTATGTATAATTTGCTAGGTTTAAAGTTTCTGTAGGAGCAGTAGTAGCACTTGTAGACTTTTCGTATCCTGCTTTTATAGTTACTGTTACTATTTGATTAGTATTAGACGAAAAAGGCTTAGTAGTCGTCTTGCAACCTATAGCGTGTATAGAGCCTTTTATGCCTGTTTGTATTGTAAAAGTTCCTGACGGACTTTCTATTTGTGCGTTTTCTTGCGTTTCTACAAATGACCTTACTATTTTATGAACGTCAATTATAGCGACTCCTGCCTGATTTTTATGTATTTTTAATTTTACTTTTTCTACATTGTTTATAAAAACCTGAGCTATATACCTAAACTTAGTTGCTCCTGTAATTGCTCCGTCTGATTCTTTTAAAACAAATATTTGCTTATTGTTTGCTCCTGCTAATAAATTAGGTTTCTGTTCTATTGTATACGCCATTTTAACTTAATTCTGATTTTAAATTTGCTATTACTGTATCCATTTTATTGATACACTCTTGGACTTCGTTAGCATAAGTATCTGTAACTTGTTGAGTCATTTTATTATACATAGCCTCTAAAGGTTTTGTAAAAAATAAAGTTCTTTCTAGTCCTCTTCTTTTTATACTATAACCTATAGCGTAGGATAATCCTGTTAATGTCATACCGTCTTTTAAGCTAATACTTTTATATCTAATCCAACTTTCTATAGCATTAGCTAGCTTACCTCCTGGATTGTCATATTTAAACTTATAAGGACTATTACCTCCTCTACTTCTACCGCTACCCGTATATCCTCCTACTCCTTTTACTCCCTCGTCTATAAATCGCCAATAATCGGAAGCTTGCCCAAATTCAAACCTTAACTCCATACCCTGATTCTTTTTTAACGGTATAAATTTATAGTGATAAGAGTCTATAAGAGTTCCTGACGCTTTTTTATTTTTAGAAGCAAGTATTTTTTTACCCCTTAATACCATACTACGACCAAAGTTATCAAAAGCCTTTATAGTCTTTTTAGCTTTTATCTTAGTAAATCTACCGCTTTTAGGATTTCGTAGTTTTATATTCATTATTACGCCGCTTTGTCGCTAGGCTCTATAGGAGCTTCGCAAAGGTTATTAGTGTTATTTACTTGTAGATTAATATTAGAAGTCCAACCTGTAAGAATATTAGCAAATCTAGCAGTAATAGGCTCTATATTTAAAGGCAGTTCTAATACTACTTCGTTTTCAAAATAGCTAAACTTTTTACCGCTATCTGCTCCTGATGTTTGTAAAGATAAATTTTGCTTTATTTCTGCGGCTATGTCCTGCATTATTTGCAAAGTATCAGACCAAACCTCCTCTCTATTTGTTAAATCCTCTTTTAGTAAACTTAATACAAATACATTAAAGCTATAAGTTAATACTCCTTTGTCTAAAGTAGTAGGAGCAGGCTCTAAATATAATATAGGGAAATCTAGTTCGTTCATTTTATCTATATCTACTTCGTCCAAAAAGCCATTATGAAAACTATTTATTTGAAAGTGATTAGTTGCAATATCCCTAAAGTCGTCTACTATGTTTTTATATGTAATCATTTTAATATTTATTTCTTTGTTCTACGTCCATATCTTGCTTATAACACATATACGTTAATACTACGTATAATTCTAGTTTAGTAATAGCTTCTGTATTAAGTATATTATCGTTACTTAATAAAAATATTACATTATACCAACCCCACTTCGTTGAAAGCTTTTTAGTTTTGCTATTTTCTTCTCCACTTTCCGAGTCGAATATTTGAGCAAAGCGAGCTTTAGTTGCTTCCCTAAACGAAAAAAAAAACTCAGAGCAGATACCGATTCTATTATAGGAAAGTCTTTAAATTTATCCTGTTCAAATTCGTCTGGCTTATACTCTTCTATATTATATCTTTCTCCTCTTTCTTTTATGATAGGTCTATATAAAACGCTCATTATTTTATGTAGATTATCATAAGGTTTTTTACAATATTCTTCTATGTCTACAAATTCTCCTAGACTTATAGAGCTGAGATTTGGTATAAATCCGTACTTAACTCCGTTAAAGTCTACTTTCTTTATTAATGTTTTATCGTCAAAACTACTACTCATTAAGTTTGTTAGCTTGTTCGATAAATACTTTAAATCTTTATATTTAAACCTTACTAATTGCTCAGGTTTTATTTTAGTCATAGCACATATAAAGTCTATTGCCTTTTCCTCTTCATTATTGTACTCGGTTTTTTCAATTGTTTTAAAATCCTGAAACATACTTATTGATATGTCTTTCCAATCAGTAGGAATTTTAACTTGTATTTCTTCGTACTTCATTTTATATAAATATAGTTTTTAAGTTTTTGTTCATAATATATAATACTTGCCTGTATAGTTAGTTACTAGTTTGTTTAAAGCAACGTAACGGCAGGCGTCTAATAAGTGGTCTTGTTGATTTGTAGCAGGTTTATTTATTATATGACCGTTTTTATCTACAAGCCATTTATAATACTTTATTTCATTTATTAAGTTTGTACTAGACTTAGTTATATTTAGCTTATATCGCCTTAAAACGTCAATACCCATATTTACAGAATCCGCTCCTTTTTTTGCCGGGTACATTAAAAAGCCTAGTCTTCTTAATTCTTCTCCACTCTTTGGCTCTGCGGAATCGTATATAATTTCTGTTCTTTGCGTAATCTGCAAATCTGTTAAACTACGAGCTATATCCTGATTCGTAAGACCTTTTTTGTACAATAATTCATTTAAGTATAAGTCGTCATTTAGTTTATAAACTTCTACTATAGCGGTCGGGTCGTTAGTAAATCCAAAGTCCATACCTAAAGCGATTCTTTCTGCTTGTTCAGGAATATTATTACATAATTCAAACTGCCTAAATATAGTTTCTGTAGGTTGAGCCATATCTCCAAGTCCGTATATTTTCCAATAATTAGAGTCTAATTGCCTTAGCCTTTCTATTTCGTTTATAGTATCGTCTGATAAAAAAGGATTGTCTAAGTATGTAGACTTTATAAAAGTACAATCGTCCCTATTTATTACATTGTCGTAAATCCAACTATAAGGGTCTGACGGGTTAAAGTCTAAGTATATATTTTCTGTAGTTCTTAAAGTAAGTTGTATCCAATCCTCCATAGTAAACTCATTAGCCTCATTAAGCCATAGTACATTTCTTTTACGACCTCGTATTTTTTGACTCATGTCTATTGATATAAACTCTATAAGGTTGTCATTAAGCCTATATGTTAATTCGCTCTTATTGTGTTTGTCAGGATTGTATAAGTTTAAGTCTTCTAGTATGCCTAGAAAGTCTCTATAAGCAGTTCCTTTTAACGCAGGAAGAGTCTTTCTACAAATACTATATACTTTACCCTTTTCTTGTAAGGCCTTTAATATAACTAATTGAGCTAAACTATAAGTCTTACTACTTCTAGTACCGCCCTGATTAACTACAATTCTTGTACTCGCATTAAGATTCTTTTGTAGGACTACTGTTCCCTTTAGATTCAATGATTTCAATTTCAATCTTTTTTATGTCTTCTTCGTTTGATGTTAAGTTAATATTTTGTCTTTGTATGTACCCTCTTTTATGTCCTTTGTGTTGTAAATAGAATATTATACTTTTCTCTTTTTCGTTTTGTATATTCTTAAATAACTGGCTTTCAACAAAGTCTAATTTAAGGTTATCTATTTCGTCTACTTTTTGCCTAAACTCTTCGTCTTCGTGATACCATTTATAAAAGCTACTTCTACTTACTCCGCACTTATTACAAGCGGTTGATACTATGCCTAAGCTACTTTCTAAAGCTTGTATTAAAATTTCTTTCTTTAGTGTACGTTCTTTTTTGCCCATTTTATTAAATTTATTTTATAGTTACGTTATACCCTCTTTCTTTAAGTTCCCTATGTATTTCTACGGCTTTACTTACATCCTCTTCTTTTATTACTACAGTAATTTCTTTTTGATTTTCTTCTATTTTATCTATATTAAATCCTAATTCTATTTCTTTGAATCCCCAATCTTTTAAGTCTTGTACTTCAAAATTAGCTAGTAAGTTCATATCCCAATTACCCTGATTCTTATTAAGCCTTATATTTAATTCTTTCTCTGCCTGCTTAGATAAGTCTAACCTAACTACGTAAGCAAACTCTCTTCCGTATTCTTTCATTATCCGACAACGTTGATGACCTCCGATTATAGTATTATCGTTATTAATTATAAGAGGGTCTACTACACCGAAGCGAGATATAGACTCTTTTAAGTCTTCATATTGTTTTTTTGTCATTTGCCGAGGATTATAATCTGCAAATTTCAGCTCTGATATTTTAACTTTTTCTATTTTCATGAGTATTTACAATTATGTTTAACTAAATTTTGTTCTTTAAGTTGATTATTAAATTCTTTATTCATTTCTGCTTTTATATGACATGACCTACATAAAGCTATAAGGTTTTCTATTTGATTTCTATGCCCTCTAGGGTCTCCTCCGATTCCTCTTCCTACTAAGTGATGAATGTCGACGGCAGTAGTTCCACAGTTTTCGCATGGTATAAAGTCTCCTATATCGTAGCCGTGATGTTTCATGTAGATTTTAACGTGCTTTTTCATACCTTACAACTTTTCTCGTATACTTTTTTTAAGTTATTTATTATTTTGGCGTTGCATGGCGTACAACTTTTCCAAATAGGCTTATTACCAAAGACTCTTCTATATAATTCATCTAGTATAACTTTTTGTTCAGGAGTTACCCTTTTACGTTTTTCTACTGTAGGCATAACTTCTTCATAAATTTTTATCTCGTCTTCTGTAAATTGCCTTATATTCTTAAAATAAGGGAACATAGCATTTAAAGCGTTTTTACGCTCTTCACAACCGCAGTCTTCCCCTAAGACCTTTTTAGCCAGTTTGTCTATTTTAGTAGCTTTAAAAGCTTTTTCTAGGCTATCTCCTAGTCCTTTACTTTTGTCTGTCATAATTTTATAAATTTATATATTATATAACTTATTATTGGCGTACTCATCATTATAGTAAATATATTTATATGAGGCTCTCCACAAAAACCTAAAAAGTGTTTTATAAATTCAATCATCTTTCAAACCTTTTAAATAATTCTTAATAAATCTTATTGACTTTCCTAGCGTGCTTCTATTTATTTTAGTAGCCTTACTCATACTATTAAGACTAAAACCCTCTCTAAAATATATTTTAAATACTTCTACGTCAAACCAAGCTAAACCTTTTAACTTTTGTTCAATCCATTGTAACCTTTCTTCGTTTAATTCTAACTGTTTTATTCTTTCTTTTGACGTAGCCTCTTTACTATAAATATTAATACCGTCCATATTGTTCATTAACTCGTTAAATTTCTTATACTTATAATAGTAAGGACTTGTCTTAGAGTGATATTGATTTATTAATATTCTTATAAAATAAAAGGTTAACTTTTTTTGTTCTATAATCTTTATAATCTTTTTTTTATCTGCATTATATAAAGCTTCTATACTTTCATGTAATAAATCGTAATAGTCAGGAAATCTATTACTAGTAATCCTCTTACTAATTTCTAATAATTTGTCATAGGTATTTTCTATATAATTATTTAACTGTTCCAAAGAGTCATTAATTTGGTCGCTCCCAAGTAATCTAATTCTTTATATTCGTATTCTCCTAGCGGACTTATTTCTAATTCTACTACTCTAGGCTCAAAATAATCGTATATAGCTTCAAATTTATTAGTAATATATTCGTCTATATCCGGTATTTTTTGAGTCTCTTTATGTATTAATATTTCGTTTGTATGCCCGTGATTAATTTCAAATAAAAAGTATTTAAAATGTTCGTCTTTTCTTCTTATGTTTTTAGGCTTATTGTGTTTTTTTCTCATATTGTTTTTATATATTCTGTAAATACTTCTATAAACTCTTCTAAATTATAACATACTACGGCTTTATAACCTCTAGCGTTTAAATTGTCAATCCATTTTTTTTGATAAATACTAGGTTTATTGTATCCTACTTTTACTTCAATCATTAAACCTTTATAGTCTTTATTTGGCTCAAAAATTAAAATATCAGGCACACCTTTTTTATAGTGTTTTTTTACTAAAGCTTTTTGCTTATAGTTTCCTTTACCTAAATAAACTCCGCCTAGTGTTGAAGTATATAAAATATAAGGGTAACAATCTAATACAGTTATTATACTATTATGTAATTCTTGTTCTTTCATTTAATTTGACTATGAATATATAAAGCAGTTATAAACCCTAGTAAAAATACTAGTATTATAAGAGCTGAAAATCCTATGTTGCTAAGTTCTATCATTTATTGTAATAAATATGTTAATTTTAAAAAACAATAATAGTATTTGTATTTCCCAATAATTCCTGACCTCGTCAGGCTCAAAATGTCTAACACCTAATAACAAACCATTTTTAATAAAAGTTAAAAATACTATCATTGATTAAATAAGTTATTTTCTATTTTTCTTAATCTTTTTGTAGTAATATCATAAGCTTTTTCTGAAATGTCCGTAGCTATATAATTAAAGCCTAATTTACTGGCTACCGCAGGAGTTGTACCGCTACCACAAAAAGGGTCAAATATAGTATCGTTTTCTTCTGCGGTAATCTTTATTATATTGCTTATTATTTTTTCCGGTATTTGATTACTATAGTCTAGCTTTTCGCTTGACCTATTATTTATTATATTTACAAACCACCAATCATACAACTTGCAACCCTCGCTACCTTTATTTATATCTTTTAATATTCTTTTGTCTGTTACGTTTTTATAAGGTTGCTTAACTTTTGTAAGGTCAGGAGTACAATTAAAAAAAGCTATACTTCTACTTTGTCTTTTTAAATTTATGTTATAAACCCAATGTATAACTTTAGTAGGCACTCCTAAAGCAGGTACTACGTATTTTATAATATCCTCTATATAATGTATTATAACTATTCTAAAGCCTTTAAATAAACTAAACATTTTAGTATATTCTTCGTCGCTTACTTTGTCTATATAATCTTTATTGTATCCCCAATATATATTATAAGGAGGGTCAGTAATTATTAGAGTATTTTTTTTATCTATATCTTTTAGCAGATCTCGGAAATCTTGTTTTAAAATCATACCTTTTTTCTGTATTTAATATAGCCTGTAACTGTTTCGTACTTTTCATAACCGCAGTCCTCTACTAAGTGTTTATAAAACTTGTTAACCTGTGCTTGGTCGTCTTTAATTCTGTTTAAATATGCACTATCTAAAAAGTCAGGCATATTATTTGCATTACTTCCCTTACTAAAATTCTTCTGATTTCTTTCCCAACGCTTAACCCTTAGACTTGTATTCCAAGTTTTCTCCATTTCAAACCTCATTTTTTTACCATTATCCTCAGTCCAATAATCTATAAAGTCGTTTGATATATTAATATCGTCTGTATACTTAGAGACTTCTTTAACAAAATCCTCTTTGCGTGTATTAATATTATTATTTTTATTTATAACTTTTTTATTTATAATTTGTTTAGAGTTTTTTAACTTCTTGTTTTCAGTTATTTCGCAATCTAGTTCTTTAATTTCTTCGTTACTAGTTTTTAAAAAATTTAATAACTGAGTCTTGTTTATTTTAAAATGTAATTTAGCCGGTATACCTTTTAGCTTAGTGCTAATAAAACCGTAATTTTTTAAAGTTGTTAAAGCTTGATTTATTTGATAGTAGCTTAAAGTAGTAGAACAAGATATAGTAATACTTGTATTATAAAAATAGCCGTCCTGTAATTGATTTTCTTTTTCGTAATATAGTTGCCTATGTACTAGATGAGATAAAACAATACTAGCGTCAACTCCTATTTCTTGGAGAACGACCTTATTAATAATAAGAAAAGAAGAAGACGCTAGGATATTGTTCATAATTAAAAGATATAAAAAATTTTACATTACTTAATAAAATTATATTTTATAGTTTTCAACAGTCAATAGTTAAAAAGGTAATCTAGTGTCTTTCTTTTTATCTAAAAACTCGTCAAAACCTATAGTAGTTTCAATAATTTCTTCTAAGCCTATTTTATCTGCCGCACAAAGCTCTATAGCCGCTTTAAAAGCAACGCTAAACCTTATATCCTCTTTAGCGTCAGACTTAGAGCTAGAATAACTGGCGTTAAAATTAGATACAGGTTTTACTCTAGGAAATTGACCTCCTTTAAATTGGTATTCAGTTTCTCTGCCTACTATAAATTTGTCCTGATTTTCTGACTTAGAAAGATATTCTCCTACGTCTCCGTTTTCAAATTCTACTTCAAATTTATACATAAGACCATAATTGCCCTCCCAAGTACCGTTAGGAATGACGTTTTTAACAATAGATTTTTTTTGCTCCATTTTTTTAGTATTTAATTAATAATTCATTTAAGTCAATATTTATCATATTACAAACTACTAAAAGCTCACTAACTTTAAAACTTAAAGGCTTTTCTAGTTTTGTTAATATAGTAGGGTACGACATCCCTAATTCTTTAGCTAAAGCGTTTTTTCTAACGTTGTATTTTAACCTTTGTAAAATAATTTTTTCTCTTACTTCAACCTCTGATTTAAACTTTTTAAATTGCATATTTTATATTTTAGATTCATAAAAGGGGGAGTCAAAATTTAAGTAGCAAGCTCCGCTTAAAAGTTTTCCGATGTACTCCCCCCCCGCTATGAAAAATTCAAAACAAGTATATAAAAATTATTTCAAAAATAAAAATGTATTAATAAAGATTAATTTTTTTTCAACTAAATAAAAAAAACTTTACAAAATATTTGGATATTAAAAATAAATTACAGGTACTTAAAATCTTTGATTTAAGACATTTTACCCCCTTTCGTATGAAATCCTATTCAGTATAGCGAGAAAGTTCATTAGACGCAAATCCCCCCAAGAAGAAAATTGTAATAAAATTTATTTTTGTTTTATTAAAATATTTTTATATATATTTGTATCATTAACCAAAAACTTAAAACAATGAATACAAATGTCAAATTACTAAACACGCTACTAAGCAAATACGAAACAAGTTTAAGCGAGTTAGAGAACAAACAAAGAAGCTTAAAGTCAGTACTAAGAGGACTAACGCCATTAGAAAAACAAGACAAAGTTTGTGAGTCAGGTTTATATACTACACAGGGAGGAATAAATAGAAGTACCTGGCTAACAAAAGAAATAGAGGATACTCAGTCTAGAATTATACAGGCTTTAGAGTTCATAATAACACTAAAAACTCTAATACTAAAATACGATACATCATGTTAAGTATATTTAAAGAAAAAAAGACTTGTTGTTGTTGCGGCAAGTCTTTAACTATAGACAACTTTACTTTATATAATAGTAAAACTAGAAAAGGTCTTCCTGTAAAATATAGACGTAGCAAATGTAAAGAGTGTTATAGTGAGGCTAGAAAAGCTTATAGAAACACTCCTAAGCAAAAAGCCAAAGCTAAAGAGTATAATCAAAGAGAAGACGTCAAAAAACGTATAGCGGCTTATTACAGAACGCCTGAGCAAGCTAAGAAAAAGAGAGAGCAGGAGCGTAGACGTATGAAAGACCCTATACAAAGAGCAAAGAGAAGAGAGTACGAAAGACAGTACGAGAAAAACAGAAAAGCTACTGATAAAATTTTTGATATGAAGAAAAGAGTACGTAGACAAATATGGACAGCTTTAGCTAGAAAAGGTTATTCTAAGAAAAGTAGAAGCTACGAGATACTAGGTACAGACTACGATAGTTTTATTAAGTATATAGAAGACCAATTCGTAGAGGGTATGTCTTGGGATAATAGGCAAACCTGGCACTTAGACCATATTGTACCTATCTCATTTGCTCAAACAGAAGAGGATATTATAAAACTTAATCACTATACCAATTTTAGACCTCTTTGGGGTATAGAGAACATGAAAAGAGGTAATAATATTAACTACAAAATAAATTGGAAGCTATGAATAGAAAATTAAATTTATATGACAATGACGTAAACGAGGATACTTTAGAAGTATCAGGAGTTTACAAGTGGGACTACCCGGAGTATTGCGACGCATACTTTTCTTATGGAGAGTATTTCTCAGGACAATCCTTAACCGATAACGAGCTAGACAAACTTACAGACAAGTATCCTGAGTTAGTCAACGAAATGGCTCATAAAATTAGTATAGTATGAAAAGAATAGGAGATTTTTTAGTGTACCTGTTAAGTTTAACGGGTACTCGTACCTGCGAAGAGTTTATTTATTTGTTCCTATGGATAATTGCAGGATATTTTATAGGGACAGTTTTATTTAGTTTAATTTAAAATTATAATTATGAATCCTAAAAATCAAAAAGAAGCTATTGCTTTACATTTAAAACAATTCGGAAATATTACTAGCCTAGAAGCTATAAAAGAATACGGTATAACTAGACTTAGTTCTATTATACACACTTTAAGAAGTGAGGGTTGGGGTATTATTAGCGAGCCTATTACTAGGAAAAATAGATTTGGTAATTCTGTAACGCTTGCTAAGTACGTATTTAAGCACACTTTTAAAGGCCAGTTGATATAATATACATAAAACCTAAGAAAGTAGCTTAAAACGCTTAAAAACAAGCCTAGTATTCATTTTCATTGTTTTATAATACTAGGTAAAAGGGGGAGTTGTGGTTAGCTCCCTCTTTTTTTGAGCTGAGAATTTATATTTATTGTCTGCTTAAAGTAGTTAAAGGTAATAAAATCGGAAGCTTACCGTTGTTTAAGACGACTCCGCAAGCTATTTTATAAGTCTTAGGAAAAAACTTAGCATAAGCTTGACTATAACTAGACCTATCTACTCCGCAACCTACCTGCATTCCCCAATGTTTACCTTCAAATATTATAGAGCTTTCTGTATGTATATGACCCTGAACAGTATTGTCCTGAAATTCTACTGATTTTTTAACGGCGGCACTTCTTCCGCTAGTTCCTGTACCGTGAGTATATACAACGCCGTCTATTTTGTGATATTCTTTAAAATCCCAATTAGGAGTCTCTAAAACTTTATTATAATCTCTAACCCACTTTTTACTAATCCCAGACTCAAAGCATTTACGGCGTACTATTAAATCGTGATTTCCTAAGCAAACTTTAGCGTGTTCAAAATGTTTATACCAAATAGCAATCTTGTCTATTGCTCTGTCTAGTTCCTCCCCCGCTCCGTATCCGTCAGGGTCGCTAGTATGAAAACTACTAAAATGTAGGTCAATTAAATCGCCGATAAAGACTACATTGTTGCAAGCAAAGTCTTCATAAGCTTTTAAACAATGTTCTAGGTAACCCTTTAAACAGAAAGGCTCGTGTAAATCGCCTATTACAAGCGTATTTCTGACCGACTTATCTCGCCTAGACTTAATAAGTTTGTGTTCTGTTTCAGTTAATCTTAATCGGTAATTTTTTTTAATAATTTATTTTTTTAGTTTTTCGATTGAGCGTCCTCCAAAATAACTCCCGACTATTGTTATTAAAACCATAGTCAATAAATCCGTCCATTTATCGGCAACTTCAAACGCTATAGACCCGCTATCAATAAATACTAGTAGCATAGTGCAAACTATACAAAATATAAGTACTAAAGGTCTAACAGAACGAGTTAACATATTACCGTTAGCGTCTGCTTCCCAACGTGCCGTTATATTTTTCTCTACTTCTATTTTATAAGAGTTCATAATCTCTTTTAATTTAGTCTTAGCGTTTATTTTTTCCTCTTTAGTAGTTACTAAATCGTCTATAATACCTCCTACGCTATCTATAACTTTATCTGTACCTAATAATTTCTTAAATATTCCCATAAATATCGTCGCTTTTTATTAATGTATAAGTAAAACTGTTACCCCAAATTTTATTAGCTTTATGACAAGCAAACATAAAATCAATCCAATCCTGATTACTAGCTATTACTTGACAACCTGCACTCCATTTATCTACTTGACTAGATTTTTTTCCCTCTCTAGCGGTTGCTCTATGTATATTTATTCCAAAATATCCCTCCTGTGTATTATCGTCTTCTAAGTCGTAGCATTCGTCCTTATTTTTATCTCTATAAATTACAACCGGGTTTTTCCCTCTCTGACAAAGAGCGTCATATTGCCCTCTATGTTTGTCTATAACATAAGCAGACCGCCACTGTCCCTCCTTTAAACAGGCGACGCCCTCCTTTCTCATTATATTTTTTACCCAATATAAGCCAGGGTCAGTAGTTGCGTCAAAAGATTTAAAAACCCAATCTCCCTCTACTTTATAAGAAAGAGTAATTTTATCGTCAAACCTATTAGTAACTATATTATTAGTCGCTTGATTTCTAACGCCTACTATATTCAAATTATAATCGCCTTTGTCAAACCAAGCGTAGCCTTTGTCTTTTACTGTTTCTTCTATAAGTTCTCTAGTTAATTTCATTATTCAAATTTACTAATAATTATACT